CAATAATGTCAGTTTGACCTTCTAACTTTTTCTTGAGCCATTCTTTAACTTCAAGACCAAGTGCCTTTTCTTTAGCATCAGTTGTTCTGCTCTCTGGGGTATCGACACCAGCAAGACGAATTCGTTTAGTAAGGGAGATATCAAACCCAAGGTCAATAGCAGCATCAATAGTGTCGCCATCTACTACCTTATATACTGATTTGATTCTATAGATATACGGGTCTTTGTCTGCCATTAGAAAGGAAACTTAATACTCCCAGTATTTAGTTTGGGAATTGGTAGTTTCTCAAATGCTTTATTCACTTGATTCTCCACAACCTTACCAACGAACTGTTCTGGGTTGTTTAAAATTGCTTCCGCTTTTTTATAAGTCACATAAGCACCGTAACAAAGTGCTCCACTAATGAGAAGACTTGTTGTTGACAGAATGATTGCTAGGTTCTTCATTTTTCATTTCCTCGTGTGCTAATCGTAATATGTAGTAGATTACATATAAAGTAAAGATAAGACCAGACCCCAATATTATAATTACTCCCCAAGGAAAGTCGCTCATTAAAACTTACCTTCTACACAATATTCTGCTTTCTTGTTTGGATAATATGGATACTTACCCTCTTGTGGTTTCATCCATCCACAACCAATCAGCCAATCCATTGTCATTGGAGTTGGTCTCATCTGTTCCCACAGTGGACCCTTAGCACACATTTCTAACTTTTCTGCAGTGACATTTGATTGTTCTTCTGCCCAGTTAGCATCTGCTTCCCAAGGAACTGCACGACCTTGACCCATCGTTTCATAAGTCAATCTTGTAGATTTCATAACCCAGGCAGGGATCTCACTATCTTGATGAACCTGTGCCATAAAAGATGTTTTTAATCCACCACCCATACAGTCTTGAACTGTATGCCATCCTTCGTGTCTCATTGTTCCTAGAAACTCTCTAGGATCTTTAAGAAGAGTTTCATTTACAAAGAAACGATTATATTCTGGTTTATATAATCCTACTGTCCTTGGTGTGAAATATCTTTCTGGTGCAACATAAACAGGAACTCCAAGTTTATCAAGTCCTGCAATGATTGCTTTTAGTTCTTCTCTAAATGGATCAAAGTCTGGATCTTTTAGTAATTCAGAATCTACTGTAAGTCTTTCTACTCCTTCAGTACATTCCAAAAGTATCATACAACCCATTGCTGATAAACTATAAGGTTTTACAGTTGGTTGTGTTTTAATTATTGATTCTGCTGCTACTGGAGAAATCAATGCTAATGATAAACTAATTGCTGTGAGAATTTTTTTCATTCATCCCACCATCCTTCTTGTTTATGAATCCAGATTTTCAAATCTTTGACATATTTTCTCAAGATCTGGGCCTGTTCTTCATGCCAAAAATCACCCGTCTCCATATGAAGACGGGTGTGATTATCTATAGCTTTGAGTATTTGGTGGATGGGAGCATTCCAACACTCTCGTTTTGGAGTGTTCCATTCTCTTGGCATTGGTATATAAATGTGTAAATTTGATTATCACTTAAAAAATCAGTTTGACATAAGTTAGGTCCAACTAACACATGACCAACAACCACCAAAGTAACAAATTCAATCATTTTTTCTTTCCACCATTCTTTGCCTTTTTGGCGTTCGCATTGCCAGAATTCTGCTTTTTGTTATTAGCAGAACCTGCCGAACCTTTCTTACCTTTGTTTGCTGACTTTGCCATTATGCGCCACCTGTGCGAGGTTGTACTTGACCTTCTTCAAGTGCTTCAACTCTTTCTTCAAGAGTTGGTTCAGCAGCAACTTCTGGTGCTGGTGGTTCTGGAGTAGGTTCTACTACAACTTCTCTGCGTGGTTCTTCTTTCTTCTCATCTTCATCGCCACCCTTCTTCATTGTATTAATACCGAAAGTTGCAGCAGATGCTGTGAATACAGTAGCAATAAAAGTAGGATCCATCTTAGATAGAGCCCCAGCATAACTGGCAGTAAGAAGAGCAGCGGACCAACCCAAAATCGCTATACGAATAACAGTACTCATACACTTTTCTCTTTTATTTGGATTATCCATCAGTCTTTTGATGAAGTGTCTTTGTTATTTAGGATTTCAGAACTTAAATTTAAGTTTTGCAGATACTGCTGTGTTAGAAACTCCATCATTAATTTGATGTATTCCTTCAATAATAACCATTTCCTTATAATCAACAGAAGCAGATGCTTCAATCATTCCACTGGTTTCATAAGAACCACCAATAGTTACTCCAAATAAATCCTTTTTCTTTCCACCAAAACGGTGTGAAATATTTAGACCTACCTCACCAGAATGTGAAGTTTTGTTTATAGCATCAACAGTTCTTCTGGATTGAATAGAACCTTTCTCAGTAAATCCATCTCTCTGATAGTTACCAACAGTGTATCCAACAAATGGAGTTACATTCTTATTGAGATGCCAGAATAGTCTGTTATTTACAAACCACTCTTTTCCTTCTGTTGAACTTTCATTATTGAAGACACTCTGAACATTTCTGGATACATTATATTTGTTCTGGGAGTATCCAGCATTTGTTAAGAGTGAGAATGTATTTCCACGGAACATATTGAATATTCCATAATGATTTTTGAGGAGTTTAGAAGTACTATCAACACCACCCAAATCAATGTTCATATTATTATATTGACCACCTATAGTCCAGGTTGGTTTAATATCAATCTCTAATCCACCACCAATGATTAAAGTCTTACCATTGTATCCATAATCACCAGAAGACCAGGCATAATAGTTGTTATTGAATACTCTTACTCTGTCTGTGGTTGGTTCAGTTGGTTCGTAAATAAACAGATTTTGTAATCCACCACCAATCTTATCTAAAACTTCATGCTGGTCAGTGCGTCCAGAAAGAACATCATGATTATTTTCAATATCAACAGAAAGAAGTAATGATGCTACAACGGTTCCATCACTATAAGTATCCTGTCTTAATAAAGGAGTTTGAGTTGTGGTTGCAAAGTCTCTTCTAATCTTTTGAACTCCATCCTTCTCAGATGCCTTATGAGTTACTTCTGTGGTAACAACAACTGGAAGTCCTGGTGCAGGAACAGTCACAGAGTTTAATAATGTTGGTGGTTGTGGTTCAGGAGTTGGCTCTGGTGTAGGTTCAGGAGCAGGAGCAGGAGTGGGTTCAGGAGTTGGCTCTGGTGTTGGTTCTGGTTCTGGTGTAGGTTCAGGAGTTGGTTCGGGAGTTGGCTCTGGTGTAGGTTCAGGAGTTGGTTCGGGAGTTGGCTCTGGTGTAGGTTCAGGAGTTGGCTCTGGTGTAGGAGTTGGAGTTGGTGCTACCTCATCAACAGATGGAGCATCTGGATTATTTGGAGCAACAGGAGTGAATTCTTCACCATTTGCTGTTGTAGTTCCAGGTTGACTATCAACTAAAAGAACTGGTGATAGTGCGGTATCTCCAAGGTTGAATACTGCAAATCCCAAGAGATAATCACCATTAGCACCTACTTGATAAGTTGAATACTGCCATCCAGTAGAACCAAAAGAACCTGTTGAATAATCACCAGTTCCTGGATTAGTAAATCCAAGTAATGCATAGTTTTGAAGTTGGTTATTAACTGTTACTGATGGAGAAGTTCCAGTTCCTTGATAAACAAGTGAAGTAATAGAACCATCATTGAAAGGAACATAGTCCGTTCCAATGTAGTTCCAAGACATTGTATAAACTTTTCCAGTCTCCAAAGTGACTGATTTTGTAATCCAAGCAGCATCAGTAGGATTTGGATTTCCAAGTCCAGATGCTTGTTGCTGTTGAATAAGAAGGTCTCTTATTGCTTGATTTTGTTCTGCGGTTAAACCAAGTGCTTCTGTTGCCTGGTCGAATGTTTGCTGTCCATTTGGTTGTAGTGCTGCACCTGCGGTTCCGTAAGGAGCAAACTCCCAAGTGGTTGGTGTTACTGCGGGTGCGTAATATGGATTAGGAGAACCATCTTGTAATGTTGGACTTCCTTGTGCTGGGAAAGAACCGGCATTAAAGATAACTGGATTATCTACGACACTAACACCAGTTCCTCCTCCGTCGATTGTGGCATCTAATGTTCCTGTTTGAGTTCCAGTATTCCATCCTGAAGTATCTCCAGTCTCGAAATCTGTTCCAGATATTGTTTCTGCTAATGCTGCTGTTGATGCCCCCATTAAAAGAGCAGACGCTACAGCAAGCGCCCTTGTAGCGTAAGACATAGAAAGTCCTCTGTGAGTTCAGTGTGTACTAAACAAAACAAACCGAAGTTATGTTTAAAAGTAAAGTAATCACCGAATCACAGAGGATTCGGACTATGTAGATTCAGACCATTTAAGATCAAGAATCAGTTATGATTGTAACTATTTATCCCTTCTTCCAGGATTCACCCTCTGCTTTTCTTCTACGTGCAAGTCCTGCTTCTACATTAGAACCAGGATTGCGATAGAGATAAAGAGCATCAGGAACTAAATCCCACTCCTTATTTTTCAAGCGTTTAGTAATAGTATTAAAGTTATCGCCACCGTAAAAACCGGCACCAAGATTATAAGCAAAGCTGAGCAGAGCGCCTCTTTTTCCATCTGACATTTCATTCCAATGAGGGATTTTACGCAGAGCAGGAAGGAACTCTTTCTTACATTGTTCGATAAGAAGTTCATCTGCTTCTGCCTGTGTTAGGGTATCACCCATTTTGAAGGGTGATCCATCCTTCTTGCGAGTAGATCCCCAACCAATAGTGATTGGAAGTCCACCAGTCAAGGGGTCTGGGTATGCCTTCAGATGACATCCCTCAAACTCTTTGATTAACTTGATGCCCATTTGAGGAACATCATCACCACCTGTTACAGGAGCTGCAGCAGCAGTGGTTGCTGGTGCAGCACTAGTCTTTTTTCCTCTATAAATCTCCGCCCAATCAATATTATCTTCTAGATATTTGACTGGGAGGTTATCTTCCAACCACTGCACTGCTTTAACGTGGTTGGGGTTCTTCTCGTCATAAAACTTGAAGAAGTTATGTAAATCGATTCTTGCCATTGTTTTCTCCGAAATACCGTTGATAAAGTTCGTTTGCTTCTACGTGCTTTCCATGATTTGTAAGTTCTTTGATCACTTTAAGCATTTTTGCCTTAAATCTAATCGAAGATTCTGCCCCACCCATCATTGCCTCCTGGACACCAACGGTGCTTAAGAACTGCTTTGGTATAGATTGTTTTCTTACCGTTAGTTACAGGACCAGTATAGTTATCATTCAATGATCCATATGGGTCATTAACGTAATATCCTTTTCCGTCTGGAGTCTTACCAATTACAACGCACATGTGCCCACCAGTAGGTGCAGAAAGAGAACCCCTATGGAGTATGCCAATAACAACGGGCTTCCCAGCGTCCAAACTTTTATCAATATCAGCAAAAGATAGATTGTAACTAAAGTGTGACTTAACGCCATAACCTGCCAGAACCTTCGTCTGTACGGCATGGTCCGTTGTATCACCAATCGCAAATACTTTCTTGACGTATTCATCGTCACCTTTAATGCTTCCTGGCTTGAGGAACGCAAGACACATAGCGCACGATGAAGAGTTGCAAGTTCTATGTGCATCTCTGTAGTTATCTACTTGATTGAAATATGGAACGTTTAGAACCGCTGGTGTAGGGGGTTTGGTTCTAAAAATTCCAATCCAATCTGTCTCCGCATCGTCTAAAAATTGGGGAGGAAGATTATCTTCTAACCACTGAACCGCTGCAACATGATTTGAATTGCTATCATCATAAAACTTAAAAAAGTTATGAAGATCTAGGGTCATGGATTATCTCTATAAACACTGAAGATATTTATAAAAAAAGCGCCTTTTTGGGCGCTTGATTATCTTCAGGCAGTAACAGTTTCTCGAACCGTAGATTTTACATATTCAAAAACATTTTCTGGAGTAGTCTCAACATAAGGATCTTCAGGGGCATTATCGCGCTGTCCTGGTTCAACAAACAGTTTCTCGATGATTCCGTTATCCACGACTGCAGCATAACGCCAAGAGCGATCACCGAAACCAAGGTTGGACTTACTAACAAGCATTCCCATAGAGCGTGTGAAATATGCATTTCCATCTGGAATGAGTTTTACTTTCTCAATGTTCTGGTCTTGTGCCCAGGCATTCATCACAAACCCATCATTAACAGAGATGCAGTAAATAGCGTCGATGCCACTACCAATAAAGTCGTCGTATTTCTCTTCGAATCCAGGTAGCTGATAGGCACTGCAAGTAGGAGTGAAAGCACCAGGCAGGCTAAAAATGACCACACGCTTTCCATTGAATAGTTCTGCGGATGTACGATTTACAAACTCACTATTCTCACGGAATACAAATTGTACTTGTGGAACTTGATATTGCTCTTTACGCATTTTGACCTCTATCAAAACACACCGGGGATAATTTGACCGGTAGTAAGATAAGAACCAGCGGCTGCAACAAAACCAATCATTGCAAACCAACCATTAATACGCTCAGCTTTTTCAGTAAAAAGATTTTTCATTTGTTTTCTCCTTGATAAAGGTGGTGTTGTTTAAGTTCAGGATTTGGTTGTGAAGGAACAACTGGGTTCCTCGATTTGTTTTTAATTACGATGAAAGCATCGTTTTGGTAGGATACAGTTCCAAATGGTTTTGCCCATTTTGGATTTGCATTTGGACTGGTAGCAGTTCCTGTTACTGCTACTCCTCCAATCTCCACCGAGATTTCATCATCAGCATTCCACCCAAGTTCTTGAAGGGCAATTGCGAACTGCCCTAGCATACCAGCAGTGCTCACAGATTCTCTTCCTGTTCAGTAAGAATTACACAATCACTTGTGGGATAAGCAACGCAAGTGAGAACCCAACCTTCTGCTTGTTGATCATCATCAAGGAACGATTGTTCTTCGTTGTCAACGGTGCCAGAAATGAGTTTGCCAGCACAGGCAGAGCAAGCGCCTGCCTTACACGATGAAGGGAGGTCAACACCTGCCTCTTCTGCTGCTTCAAGGATGTACTGGTCATCAGGACATTTGATAGTAGTTTCGGTGCCATCAGGGGATTGGAGAGTGACATTAAAAACGGTCATTAGTAAGTCTCGCAAATTTTTTCAACGGATGCTGCCAGTAAAACAAAAAAGGCAACTGATGTTATTGTAAAGATAGTTGAAGTCATTGTCAAGTCTCAAACTACTCCAAAGAAGAGGTGCCCAGTGAGAGCATAAGAAATAGCGCCAGCAACAATGCCGACCATAGCCCAGCGTCCATTCATTTTCTCCGCTTTCTCTGCATAAGGTTCGATGCCATAACGCTCAAG